GCGGGTGCCCCGGCGCTCTCACATATCCGGATCATGCGTGAGGCGCTCCCCGCCCACGTTGGCATCAAGTTCTCCGGCTTCGGAACGCTCAATGCTCCGGAACTCGCGCTGTGGGCCTTGTTCCTTGGCGCGGATGTGCTCGGTTCCCCTTGCGGGGATGTCGTTGTTGATGTGTTGTCCTCCGGCTATGCCGAGGTCGGGATGCTCGCTGGATCTTGATGTGTCCTCAGCGGAGTTTGGCGGCAACGCTCTACTTCATGCGTAAACTGAAATGGCAAGGGAGGTCCGCCTCCCTTTTTTCGTGCGGGATGCGGTGCCTTTTGATCGCTTTTCTACAAAGGTGGGCTCATTGCATCTTTCAGAAAAGGATCTATAATAAAGGAAGAAGGGGAATAGGATGAAAAGATTGAGTGCAGGCCTTGAACTTGTACTTTAGGAAAGGAGGTCTACTCCAATGTATATAAAGTTGCGGAATATGATGAGGCGGAGGCGGAGGCCCCCAAAACCTGAGCAACAATAAACAGGAGACGATTCCGATGGGCAAAACAGTGATGGTTCTGGTTATCCCGGAACCTAAGGTGCGGAAGGCAACGGCAAAGCCGGTTCGAAAGCATAAGGACAAAACAGCCTATAGCCGCAAGGCGAAGCACAAGACCCCCGAATGGGGGTCTTTTTTTACCCCAAAGGTAAAAACATAGACCAATTATTTCAGGTTATTGCTTGATGTTTTCGGGAGTGCTCTCGGACTGCCACATATTTTTTGCCACATATTGAGGTTCCGGGATCGCCTCCACAGCGGCTCTTTTTTGTGAGCTGAGGACGTGCTGATAGTGCTTCAGGATCATCGTCAGATTGGCGTGTCCCACGAGTTTCCCGACAGTCCCGATATCGACGCCCGCAGCAATGGCTTCTGTAACAAAAGCATGGCGCAGGTCATAAGGACGAATCCGTCTCTGTATACCCGCACGGAGGAGGGTTCTATGCCAAGCGCCGTGAATGCATTTTACGGGTTTTCCTCCATAATGTATGATAGATGCAACCCTCTTTGCTCTATCGACCTCTTGCCATGCCTTCAATTCCTCCACGAGGGATTGCCTGATTGGAATATCCCTGACAGGCTCCGCCTTGTTCTTTTGGGCGGCGCGTAGGTGTATCACCTTGTTTTCCAAGTCCACATCGGACCACATCAAGCCAAACAGCTCTGACGGCCCTACACGCATCCCCATTTGCGAGCCAAGGATGACAACCCTTCGGACATGCTCCGGCGCATGGACAAACACCAGAGTAAGCTCTTGCTGTGTGGGAGGGATGAAATGCTCGTATTCGATATGGGGAAGCTTGGGAATCCTTGGAAGCTCACGCAGCAATTCGTTTTGATACGCCCAACGGATGACCGAAAAGACCTGTCCGATACATCTTTTTAGGGTCGACGCCCTGATCCCGAAAGAAAGGAAATGGCTCATCAGCTGCTTTAATTTCGTATTATCAATATCGGAAAGAGGCGTGTCTTTCAGGAAGGCGAGCGAGCGCTTCATGTTCTTCAAATGTCTTTCCAGTGATCTTTCGGAGAACCGCTTGTCTTTCAGGAACAGGTAGTACGCGGATTCAAAGGTATGCTCCACCTGCGGCGCTTCCGCTTCCTCCCGCCGGAAGAAATCCCGTTCATACTTGAGCTGAAACTTCTTGAGAGCATCCTGTTTTTTTGCTTCTTCCTCCGTTTCGACGTAAAGTGACTCACGCTTGAGCGTAAAGGGGTTGTTCCAGTACACTTCCCACGGCTTTTTACGGCCTTTCCTCTGTCTGATAGCCATACTGAATAGCTCCTGAGCAAAGGGGGCCGTGCCAGCCACTACTGGACGGCCCCCATATTGAATTCTGCGAAAAGTTCCTCTGCGGATTTTCCGATGACGCACCCTGCTGTTTTGAGTGATCGTCGGCGCTTGGGAACTCCTGCCTTTGCCTGAGCCTCAGCATGTAATGTGTCGATCACCGTCATAACGGCGCGCCGGGACCAGCGCAAGGTTTTGCGTTCCTTGCCCCACGGAAGGCTCACAGGCTGGACGCCACGGGACAGCAGGATTGCCCGCGCCCTCTCCTCGCCGATGTTCATGACGGAAGCGGCCTGTTTCGTCGTCAGGAGTTCCGGTTCCATGCTATGCTCCTATACCGCCTTGCGGGAGGCTTTTCCTCTTTGGGCTATGGCTTCCAATCTGCCGATGATGAAACGGATTAACGCCCTGTTTTCGTTGCGCTCTTTGCGGAGCTTCTTGATCTCCACGCACAATCTGAAAATGACGGCGGACGGCCCCATCTCATCAAAAGCGCGGGAGTCTCCGAGCATGTCGCCGATGGCGGCGGTTCGGATGTAGTCGAGTTCTTCGGTCATTGGTTCGGGCATCCTTCCATCTCCTGTTCAACGGCGATACGGGCTCTTTTCAGACGGCACCATCTGCACGAAAATGCGCTTTCCTCGTCTTCGATAAAGTAGGAGTAGGGGCAATCATGAAGTCCAGCATTTTTGGGAAGAGGACAAGGCTCTTTCAGTGTAAGTTTTTCCGCCACTCTCGCCTCGAACTCGGCGGCGTCCTCGAAATCTGAATGGATGTCGAAGCACTCTTCTCCATACTCACACTTCATAGTGCACCAGAGCCAAGTACAGCCGCACTGAGGAACCTTTGCCTTTGCTTTATCGAACCATTCTTTTTCCTGTTTCGTCAGCATACTTTCTCCCTGCGCGTTGTTGTCCGGCCGCGCCCCCGGGCGGCTCTATTTCTTCCCGCGCCGATGGCGGCAGAACGGGCATTCCCTGAGCTTGCTGACGGTTCCGCAGACGGGGCAAGCCTTGGGAGACAGTCCGTCGCTGAGGTGGGCCATTTTACACGCGCCGTTGATTTGGGCGAAGTTTTTTTGTTTGCGGGGCTTCGGAGCTTCATCCGACATGGCGTTCCGCCTCGTTGTTGATGGCTTCCAATGCGGTACAGACGAGATGCGCCAGACCTGAGAATGCATCGTCCTGAAGGTTCAATTCGGGGAAGAACTCCACATCGATGCTGAGGGTATTTTCCTTTGGCGTTTCGGAAATGGTGATGGTGGCGCGGCGGGGTTCGCTCATCACTGCACCTCCAGACATTCTGCGGGTTCCCGTTCAAGGGCTTTGGCAGCCTTGGCGACTTCGGCACTTTCCGGCTTATGGTCATAGTCGAGCAGGGAAGGCTGTTTTTCTTCCGGAGTCATGGGGCGGCGCTGCACTTCGGCGTAAGGCGGTTCGGCCTCGACCCAGACCATTTCGAAGGTGTTCCAGTCCTTCAGGCAGTCGCAGAAGATTTCCCTTTCTTCCTTGCCTTCGCGGTAGAGCTTGGCGGCGTCCTTGGCGATCTTCTCCTGCTGTTCAATGAGACGCTTGTATAGCTTGCGCTGCCCGTCGAGTTCGGCCTCGTACTTTTCGATCTGATCCAGAGCGTCGGCCATTTCCTGTCCGTATTCGATTTTTTCTTGTTCGGTGAGCGGCTGGGCGATCAGGATGTGCTCTTCCCGATGCCATGTGACCTTGTCGCCGAAGGTGCGCCTGCGGCGTTCCCAACGGTCGGAAAGGCCGATGCTCAGGTCTTCGGACAGGTCGGGGTTGCGGGTGCACTCGAGACACGGGGCTGGCGTCGCCGGAAGCGTGGTTGCGCAGAGGGCACAATCAAAACCGTAGGGTGTCCGCTCGCCGCATACCGGGCAGAAAAGCGTCAGCTTGCCTTTATCCATCTTGGCCTCCCATTCGAGAGGAAGATTTCCACAGGAGGAGCAGTCGCGCACGGGGGTCGATTCGAGAGGAGCACCATCACCTTCGGACAGTCCCTTTTCTTCCGCCAGCCATTCGGGAATGGTGATCTCGACATTGGTATCCCCGCGCTCCGCATTGAAGTCCGGTATCTGCGAGAGGGGAAGCCAGAGTTCGCTTTCCCCGCACCGGATCAATACGGCGCTGTCGGTGGTCTGCAAGATTTCGGCATAGATGGTCACGGTACGCGATTCCTGAGAAGCGGCGGGCTGTGCGGCTTTTTTCTTTCTGGGCATGGTGGTGTTCCTTTGCCGGGTATGAAGCCCCCGGCGAGGCTTTTATGGTGACGCCCCGGAAGGAAGGTGCGGAGCGGTTTGGGGGCTTACTCGGCCCACGCCGGGCATCCGGAGCGCTGTTCGCAGTCGGAGCACGTCCAGTCGCTGACCTGCGTTTCGGTTTTCGGACAGGTGATCATGTTGGCGGCGGGGGCGGGTTGCGCTTCCGGCTGCGCGGGTACTTCCGGGGCGTCCTGTTGCGCACCGTTCCGCATGGCTTCGGCGGCAAGTTGCTTTGCCTTTTCACACTGCGCAGTGGTCCAGTTGCGGGCATAGGCGTTCACCAGTTTTTCGACGTCCTCAAGAGGGTTGCCCGTGGCCAGCCATGCGTCGGCCGCTTCTTTACGTCGGGCTTCCATTTCAGCGTTGGTGGGACGGCTACGCTTGGACGGGGTATCCTTATCCTGCGCTTCTTCCTTCATTTCCTGCACGGATACGCGATATGTCCCGTCTTCGGCTGGTTCGAGATCATACGTGTCCTGCACCTCTTCGGCAGTCTTCAAGCCCATGGCGATTTCCGGGGCATAGGCCCGGACGAACCACGACGCAGCCCGGTAACGGAGCATCAGTTCCGGCATGGACTGCCACTTGCTCCCGTTCTTGCCGTACCAGCCTTCCTTTTTGGCCAGTCCGATAGTGATGAGCGGGCCGGTCAGCTTTTCCCCTGTGGCGAGTTCGGTAGCCACGGCGCGGCATCCCCATTCATCCTTGCCTTCTCCGCCCTGAAACTCGTAGCGGATGGACGTAAACCGTCCGCACTGGTTGAGGGTGGCGATCAGGAATTGTGCGGACCACGCCGGGCGCCCGTGGACTACGTAGATGTTTTGCATGACCATAAGCGGATTGGCTCTCATACGAATGGCCATATCCATAGCTATGGTGCAATTCCCGACAGCTTCGTCTTCAGTTCCACATCCCTTTGCTTGACCTTTTTCGTTTACGTATGGTTTTCTGAATTGATCGGGGGTAATCGGGGACTTCGCAAACATTTTTGCCATCCGCTGCAAGGCTTCAAAGCCTGCAACCGTGTCGAAACCAACAGCAATGGCAGGAGAGGTTTCAGGTTGGCGAAGGGTGGCTAGGGTAGTTGTCTGGCTCATGGGTTATCGTCTCCATTTGCAGGTGTTGAAGATGGGGCAGTATTTTTCCCCGCACCCGTTGGAGCGGGGATTGCCGTAAAAGTTGCCGCTATGAATGAGGGTTGCGGCCATTTCGAGAAGACCGGGAAATTCTTCGTCGCCGATGAGGAGGTCCCGCCCGCCGGAAATTGTCCCT